TACTTTTTTAACTTCTCCATAGTGAATTTGTTGTGGAGATTTATAGTTTATAATTTCTACTCCATTGGCAAACAATCCAATTGATCCTATAGGAGTTGCTTGGTCTGCATTTGGATTGCTAGTATTTTTGGGGATAAACTTAAGTAATTTTTGGCCGGTAAATCTTTTATTTGCAAATGATCCAGTAGTTAAACTATACTTTAAAGAAGTGTCGGATAAATTGCCATTTCCAATTTTAATCAAACTATCAGACAATCTGAGAACACCATTTATAGATCTTGTCAACTGTATTTCGTTAGCATTTATTCTAACGACATAGTAATATCCTTCAGAAAGATTTTCGATTGCAGTTGCATTAGAATCTGAGGAATAGAAAACATAATCACCACTATAAAATCCATGATCGTTTATTGTAATGATGTCATTTGAAATATCTGAGGATGAAAATCTCTTTATTCCCTTTCCAAGCTCAATTTCATAATTGGGAATTGATTCTGAAGTAACTAGTAACTGAGAATCTGAATCATAAGTATTTTGGACACCAGAAACCAAACTCTCTACATTAGAATCTAAATGATCCGTATTACCAGATAGAAATTTGCCAAATATTACTTTTCTTCTAATATCCCACTTTTTAGTTTGGTCCAGATTATTAACAGTAGTTGTAGAGTTAAAAGTAACTACTTTCGAACTGTTAATAGTATCAACTTTACCCTCTAAAACTACTTGATTAATGGATGTATCAATTAACTCCAATTCATCATCTAATCTTAATTGATGGTCGTCAAATGTTCTCAGTTTTATCTCATTTCCAATTACCGTATCTATGTTTTCTACACTACTTCTAGGAGATGTATTGTAAAGCCAAGAAGTGAACAGATAATCATCTTTGTCTGGAATTTTACCAATAGATTTTATTTTTACTGGATCCCCAACCAAAAGATTCTTAGCAAATTCTTCAGATTGATCAAAAATTCCTTTAATTCTAGATCCATCTAATAAGTAAACTCCTGTCTCATCAATTACTCCATCAATATTCGACTTTGATACTGTTCCAACAATTTTTCCAGTTATATTCGTTCCATCCAAAGAACTTCCAGTTCCAGAAACGACCCCATTAATCAAAATAGAATTGGATCCAACAACAGAACCAGAACCATTTATAAATCCAATTAATTCGGAAGTATTGGAAAAAATAGATGCAGATAATCTGGTAGCTGATCCAGATTCAAAATCATTCAATACACCAGTAATTACAAGTTCTACTTTTTTTGATAAATCATTGTTTTCATATCCATAAACACTTGTTACGGATCTTACAGTACTTCCTCTAGCAAATAATCTAGATGGTTGACTACAGTCAATAAATTGATTTACACTTTTACTGCTGTAAGTTATTAACTCTTTGCCGCTTTCATCTTCTATAAAGAAAGCTCCAGATGCTGGGAAAGAAACAGTCGAATCTACAGTTATTACAGTTTGATCTGTCTTTAAATCTATCGTCGAAATAGTTTTTGATGTGACATTAAATTTGCCTTCAATAGTTCCAGAAGTAAGTGAATCTAGATTATATCCAGAAGACAAACTTACTATGTAATAAAGAGAATCTTCACTTAAACTCTCACCAGTACTTAAGATTGTGCTATCTAAAGTATTTGTGTTATATCTGACGATATCAACATCCGATATTGATGCCGATGCAGATGAAACATTTACATCATACTGATTTTTATCTTGAAATAGTGTGAATCCTTTTAGGTTTAGAGGATCTCCGGACAATCTCTTACAAACTAACTTCTCAACTACTTCATAATCAGAATCTGAAGGTTTAAACAGGTAATCCTGAGGTTTTATGACATCGACTTCTTTTCCAAATAAGGCTCTGAAAAGTATTTTTATGGATTCATCAGTTCCTTTTGTTTTAAAGAAATCATTAACTCTGTTGTAAAAGGATATATCGTTAATACTTGAATCTAAAGTTCTACCTTCAAATCCTGGTGCAAACTGTTGCTTGAATTTCTGAAAGAAATCTTTCAGAAATAAATTACTCAAATTAAATACCGTGCTTCCAATACCATGGGTTGATGGCTCACTTGTCTCAAATACGACCTTTTCTTGATTTAATGAATTTTTTAAATTAGTAATTCCACTAAATCCTCTAGTACATCCAGTGAATGAATTTGTTGTAATCCCAGTATAAGTGATTATCTCATCATTTACTTTCAACAATCCATACTTTGATGGCCACCCATCAGTAGATTCAACATTGATAGTTGTGCTGGATGCTGTTATTCCAACAGTCAGAGATGACTTAGACTCAATATTACTCTTCACATAAGAGTCAGAATTCTTATGAATATCGATATTAGATAGTATATCGACAGTTCCTCCCTGGAACTCCTGGGAGATATAATACTGCCTCAGAAAATCTACAAATTTTGGATTTTCAGTGATAAAATTTTCTGGTAAATCTGACTGAAAAGTTTGGATTATTTGAGTTCTTTCGGTCATGCTCTAATATATTTTGTCGTTGATGGATATGAAGAAGTTGATGCGTATGATGATCCGGAGTTTGAATATCCGCTAGTTATAGTATCCAATACCATAGTCACTTCACTACTACTTGTTGCATATTGAACATACAAATCTTGTTTTCCAATAATATCGTTAGAATCTGGGGAAACTTCAAATTCTATAGTATTTTGATCTCTTTGGGTATTAGATATGGATATAGTATCTATAAGGATTTCTCCAGTAATATAATCAACTGTTCCTGCGTTTTTCTTGACAATAAAAATATTACTATTTGGAAGTATTTTAAAGATGAAGAGCCTTCCTTCACTGGCAGATGTGGGTATATCAGAAAAATACAAATTACCCTCTACTCCAGATAAAGAGAATGCAGTTGATTTTATATTGTATCCTGATGGATTTGCATGAAATTTATTACCATAACACAACTCATATTGACTATAAACATTTTTATTAGCTCTTAGACTTCTTACCATCTTAACTTTCGTTATATTCGATATGATAGCTGGGTCTGCTTGATCGATTAAGCTAGTGACTTTACTGAATTTGAATCTTCCACCAAATTTATTAACATCGATAGTTTTAGAGTAATCGAGAATAGTATTTGAAACCTGTGTTTTCAGTGTATCCACATCTCCAACAAAAGATGAATTGTAATATACTGATGAAACAGTCTCTACTTTCAAATATTTTAAATCAACAATATCAGGAACAATTCCAGCTACTGAATATGTCTTCAACTTATCTAATATTTGCTTTTTGGCAAATGTTGATAAGTAATTTGAATTTTTGGGTTTGACTGCGATAAAAACTTTACCATATTGGGGTGGATTCAAATCTTCTCCACCATATGCAGATACGGATTCAGCATTATCGTAAATATATGGAACTATTGCCTCATAATCTCTTGCAGTAACAGCTCTATATTGAGAAGAATATAATCTTGTCGAAAAATATTTTACAGAAGATACTGATTCGATTTCAGATCCGCTATTAGACGCCGTATTTGTTGATATTAAAGATATTCCAGTTGTAATCGGAATGTTTTCATCACCATTTGCAAATATTATACCACTGAAGATGAAATTAGAAGCTCCATTACCATCTTCGCCAGAAGTTGTAATATATGAAGCAGTAATATAGTTGTTATTCTCTAATTTTTTACCAATAATTCCATCTCCAAAGATAATTTTATATCTTTCATCATTAACTTCTTGAATTAAATATATTCTTGAGTCATTTTTAACACTGATAATATTATCAACCAGAGAATAATCTTCTCTTACAGAATCTGATTGTGTATTCTTTACATTTACTCTAATTGTAGATGTATCTACAAAAGAATTATTCAATTCATACTTAACATCAGTTTGATTCGAATTTACAGTCCAATTTTGAGTTAAATATGATCCTTCATAAACTGTGATATTTGAAAACGTTGCTATGCCATTTGAAACTTGAGCTGTAATTCTTTCTGGTATCGAGAACTTCAGATTGGTGTTATTTCCGGACCCTATACAGACCAGGCCTGCCTCTAGAGTGACCGTTTGATAGATGTTTGGGATACCAGTGACGTTGAAACTAATTATCGCCCTTGCTGCCCTTCTTGACTTAGGTACATAACCAATATTTTTAGCCAGAGCAACCACATTTTCTCTCAAAGTTGCCGTATCGAGGAAAACCTCATTGGCAACCATGTTCGAATTATAAGCAGTCAGATAAGTATTGTATGCTAGTATGTTAATCAGTACCGAAAGATTAGATCCCTCATAATCATAATCGGTAAATGTTGTATTTGCTCTGATATAGTCTTTTATAGACGATTTAATTTCATCAAAGTCTAAACTTGTAAACTGAGTAAATGGCATTATACTTTATCTTGTTGATGTGAATATGAATGAAGCCTCTTGTGCTCCCTCGGATACAGCTCCAACGATATAAAACTCTATAGTAAGTTGAATTTCGTTTTGATCTGGATTCGATTCGGGTCTTACATTCAGAATTTCTACTCTTGGTTCCCAAAATTCAAGTGCTTCTCTGGCAGATGAAGCAGCAGCATCAAGACTAATGAAATCTACCATTTCGAAAAGAGAATCATAAATCCTACTACCATAATCTGGCTCAAAAGGTCTCTCTCCTAACCTTGTGGTCAGGATATTTCTCATGGAATTAGTAATAGCATTGACATCAGTTATCTTTCCAACGTCATTCGTGACCGGATGCTTTGAAAATGATAGTGAAATATCACTATAAACTGCCATTTTGCAGAAATGCTGTATTTATTTTTTTATTTATTCACGAAATCAATCAATTATAAAGTCACCAGAGGTATCTGCGTTAATTACATTGTCAATATTCTTGGATTTTTGGTCAATTTCATCATTTTCGACTTCTCTTAGCATTTTTTTCTGATTTTTGTCGT